AGCACCGGTTTGACCAGGAGTTGCAACAGGAGTTGCACTCTTGTGTGGTGCTTCAGCTTTAGCAGCGCCTTTCGTTACTACGTTTTCCATTTCTTGTAAATTGCTACCAACGGACATTTGATTTATTAGATTTGTGTATTAATCTATATTTATTTATAAATTATAGATTTGAAAGAAATTCGTTGAATAAATTCAACTTATTTTCTTCAAGAGCTTTTTGATCGACGAGAGTGTTAATACGTCTCTTTGTATTTTCTGCAAGTTTTTCGCGGAGAATTCCTCCTTCCCAGACCCACTCCTTTCCTTCCATGATTCCTGAAACAAAAGCATCAGGGGCAGAGGGGTCAGCGACAATATCAGCAGCAGTAGCAAGCATGAAATCTTCACCAACAATTTTGTGACCTTCATTGGTCATTTTGAGTGAACCTACACCACGAGAAGAAACGCCAAGCATTACTCCTTCATCTAAGAGAGACTTAGCAATTTTTCCCATTGGAGTCTCAAGAAGTTGTGCCTTTCCTCTAAAATTATTTCCCTCTTGGGTGAGAGAAACAATTTTGTGAGAAACTCGATCTAGGTTTACAGTAGGTCCATCGGGATGTCCTAATTCACCTAGAGCACGACCTTTTGCAACAAAAGTCTCATTGTATCTACCAACTTCTCTTGCGAGAGTTTCCATAGGATACATTCTTCCATTACGGTTACAAATGTTTCCTTGTAGAAATACACCTTCGATGTACATCTTTTTAGATGCACCTTTCCCTTCGGTGATAAATTTAACTTCTGATACTTCTTCTGTGATGAGTTTCATTTTTTCTTAGATTGAATATGCGATTGCTTGTGCCCAAACGTGTGTTGTTATTCCTGCTTGACCGTGAGCAGCATCAATTACTGCACCATGTTCTTTTTCAAGGACAATACTTTCACCTGCTGGAACATAAACAGTTTTTGGTGTACTATCTGCAACAACAATTCCAGCAGCAGTGGTATTAGTATTTACAACATATATTAACGTATTTGCAAGAATAGTTGCATCTGCACTTGGTGCTACCTGAATATCTTCGGAAGCAGATACTGGTTTAATGATCATTATTCTTCCTCTTGTGTTTCTTCATTATCACCAAACATAGTTTTTGCAATTTCTGGACGAAGGGTTTCAATTTTTTCCGATGCTTTTGCAAACAATGCACTTTTTATTGCATCAGAAATGTTGGATGCAGATTCATCAGATGCAATCAAATTTACAATATCTTCCATAAAGATTATTATATAACTATAAATTATTTATATCTCTGCTTTTTTAGCGTCTTTTTGCATCTGAGCATCAGTTACCGATCCTTGTTGATCCAAATTTGGTTCTTGTGGAACATTTCCCATAAGATCTCCACCACCATCTAGTGAAAGAGATTCTCCTGTAATTGGATCTACGGAATTTGGATCTGGAATAATTCCATCTTTGATTTCTTTTTCTATTTGCATATCTATTTCAATCATTTCAGTATCAGTTTGCCTTAGAATTTTTCTTCTTACATAATCAACCGAAAAATATTTACCGATATAAGGTTCCATCGATGCTAAAAGACCTATTCGATCATTCATCAATTCCGTTTCTTTAAGTTCAGCAAATTGATTATCATACATAAAATCATATTGAATATGATCAGACATATATTCCCAATCTTCAAGTGTAATAACATTTTTCAAAATTAATTGGGTTTTAAGCATATCATTGAAAAGTTGAGAAAATCTTTTTCTCAATCTACCCACAAATTTCGTAAACTTAAGTTCATCTCTAAGAATTTCTGATGATCTTCCAAGATTAAATCCACCATCATTTGCAATTCTTGATTCCGGAACTCCCAATGCTCTATAAAGTTTTTTCTGAAAATACTCAATATCAGCAAGTTCGCCAAGATTCTGTCCACCAGGAAGAGTGGTGATTTCAGTTCCTCTACCACCCTCTCTTCTTGGGAGCCAGAAGTCTTCAAGCATACTCATAAATTTACGATCATCACGAACTTCGCCAGTTGATGCATCATAGACAAGTTTATTTCTATAGCGCATCATTACGTCACGTAGATATTGCTCGGCTTTTACTTTTGGAAGATTTCCAACATCAATATAAAAAATTCTTCTTTCAGGAGCACGAGATAATCTGTAAATAACCAGAGAATCCTCAATCATTCTTAATTGATTGAGAGCTTTGATTGATTTGTGCAAATAAGATAATACAGTTCCTTTATTTCTATCAACTAATCCTGAATTAACATATGCAATTGTGTCTTTTGCAATTTTAATTCCCTTTTGCCCACCAGCACCAGAAACCATTCCCATTGGATAATTTGGTTTTGATGTATAAACAAAATACTCTTCCATATCTGGATAAAAGTTTTTACTAGTTTCATTCATTCTAGATAAATCAACACCACCAGAACGATTTTGTTTCTTTTCCTGACGAACAAATCTCATTTTCATTGGATCAATATATCTTAATTCTTTGATCCCTTCTTCTGGGTTTTTTAAATCTATAACTTTATGATAATAAATTCTTCCATCAATATACCAATTTCTAAAAATTTCGTGACTCTTTCTATCAAAATCTAATAATTCTTTAATGTATTGAAATTCTTCTCTAATAATTTTTTTTATTTTATCACTAACTTTTAAATTAGATAATTCGATTTCTACGGGAGAATCGTATAAATCACTTACTATGGCTTCATTTACAACATCTTCAATAGCATTATCACATTCTGGATGCAATGCCATTTCTCGATATCTTTTAATCAAATCATGCTCTGTTCTGTAGACTCCTTCAATATCTACAAATTGTCCGTAAAATCCACTTGCAATAAAATTATCAACCCCGTCCTCGTTATTTGGAGGAACGGGGGATAGTATTGACTTGGATTTTTCTTCGGAATGTTCAATAGAAAATCCAAAAAGTTTTGCCATTTTATAATTAATTGAAGATTATAAACTATTTATTATCTAATAATTACATCAGTACTTTCTCCACCAGAAGAAGCACCAGCAGTCCAGTATTGAACTTGGAATTCAACTGTGTATTCTTCTAATGTATCTGTAGTATCATAAGACAGATCAATCTGAGAAATATTAGTTGGGAAAATATCAAAAAATTTGTATGTTCTCAATGCTTGAACTGAAGTTCCATTACCATTTGAACTATTTGTGGTGGATTCAATAGTTCCAGCACCTCTACCAAGTTGATAAACGAAAGCATCCGCCATATATGATGATGGGTTGGAAGCACCAGTAGCATTATCTAATTTGCTAATTCCATTCATCCACTTTTCAAATGCAGTTCTAATTCTGAAGTTTTCATCGTTAATAACAGTTACCGTCCAGGTATCAAATGTTCTTTCTCCTGCTACCTTAAGGATACGACCTCTAAATGGGACATCAACTGGAGCAACATTAGATGCGGGAAGGGCAGCTGCCTTACATAAAAATTTAAAAGTATCAGCTTCACCACCTGCAGTTGTTGACCAAGTACTTGTCCCAGCAGCAGTTGGAAATGATGGAATTGATACTTCAAATAGATTTGGTCTTGCACCACCACCAGAAAGTGCAGATTTAAATGCTGTAATTGTACGTAAAGTTGTCATTAGTTTTTACCTCTTTTGAATTAAACGTTACCAATTACTTCTTCAAATGACACACCAGTTCTGGTGGCCACAAATGTTAATCCAATGAAGTTAATGGATCTATTAGGTTTAATGTAAATATCAGCAACAAATTCATTATTATCAATAACTGCTGCAGTGTTATTGGTTTCATCGCAAACAATTCTGAAATCTTGGATTCCGCGTTTTGCCTGAACATCTCTTAAGAATGGTTCAACAGTATTCAAGAATCCATTTCTGGTTAAACTATCATTAAATTCAAACATTACATCTTTTGCTGCTGCAGAAACAGCATTTTCGAGGTAGATAAACAATCTACGAACATTAATTCTATCAAATGCAGAAGCTTTCGCAAGAGCAGTTTTATCACCAAACAAGATAATTCCAGATCCTGGTGAGAAGATTACTGGGTTAATTCTTTCAGAATAAAGACGATCTCTTTGTGCCTTTGAAGGATTATATGCAAGTTTAACTGCATTTAAGATAGCACCTCTTGATGTTCCTGCAGGTGAAAACCATGGAAAACTAACTGTATCTGTTCTAGCACAAAGTCCAGCTATATCTCCATTTAAAGGAACATATCTGAATGTATTTGAAAATCTATCATACATGTACTTGTATCCACTATCAAAAACTGCATATGATGATGATGGAATAGCAGAATAGAAACTAATTAAATTATCAGTTATTGATGATGCATCTTTTAATGTATACGAATCTAAATTTGTTTCTGTAAGTAATCCACCTCTATATGGGGAAATAAAGGCGACTGCATCCTTTCTTAATTCCGCAACAGAAATAAGTTTCGTTGCTAATGCTTGTGCAATATCTTTCTCATATCCGGCAGATCCCATTAGTAAGAAATTAACTGAATATTCATCAGTATTTTCAAATAAACTGTATCCTGTTGCTAAATCTGAAAGACCTGCAGTTAAAGATCCAGACGTTGCTAAATCAGATCCTCCATCATAATTCTTACCACCACCAAGGGTATAAGTGGATGCTCCAGCAGCTGCAAATTTAGTACCAGATACTTCTTGATCCCAACCAATGTCGGATTCGAGAGTGAATCCTCCAGAAGCAAATGCAGTTGTGGTAATTCCAGTTGGAGCACCACCAGCAAACAGATATGATGAATTTTCTGATAGATATTTTCTCCAATAGGAAGGTGATCCTACTGAAAATTCTGCATCGGTCGCTTTAGAAAGATTTAGATGCTTTTCTAAGATTGTACCAGCATTTCCAGTTATTGATCCATCATCATCAACAACTACTATGTGCATTTCATCAAATCTTCCACCTCTTGATGCAGCGTATGTTGAAGTATTTGGACGACTTGCGAGATTATTCCAATTGATTGTTGAACTGGTTAATGAAATTGTTTGTTGATCAAACCAATCTTGTCTTGCAGTATAAGTTTTGAAATCAAATGATGATGTTTGCCCTGCAGTATGGACAGCAACAGTTCCAGTATTGGAAAATGCATAAACACCATTTTGTTGATAATCAACTGGTGTTTCCGTCCCACCAGCAGAAACGTGGCTGATAACTTTTACCGAAATATAATTGCTTCCTTTATCAGTTACAACTCCCTTTAAATATCCGTCAAGAACTGATGTTGTTCCTGCTCCAGGGAGAACTGTGGTAATAGACTGAGTTACACCCATTCCAACCAAAATGTCGGTAGTTGTGGTGATTCCGCTCAGAATTTGATCTGCTTTACCGTCAATAATGGAAACTTTTATTCCATTTGCCCAAGAACCTGGATTTCTTGCTGCAAATGTTACACCAGTGATTGTATTTTCATCATATCCAAGGTTTACATAATCTTCATAACTTTTAATTTTTACACTTGTGGCGGAACCAACAAATGCATTTTTTAATGAACCATCATCAGATCTTACAACTCTAAGTGATCCACCATAAGATAAAAATGAAGAAGCTACCATCCAGGTTTCATAATGCTTATCAACCGAATATGGATTACCAAAATTTGCTAAAAGCTCTTGCTCATTATTAATAAGAACTGGTTCTTCTACAGGTCCTTTTGCGAATGGGGATACAATCGCCCCAATCTTATCTGAGGTTGGATCTACTCTACCTGATGTTAAATCAACTTCCCTTACTACAATTCCAGGAGATGCTAAATTTAGAGGCATCTTAATTCTCCGTTTTATCCAGAATTATTCTAGAAATATTTATTAAAAAGACTATTTCTATTGGGGAAACCAGGCGTGAACACTATTTACCAATCTGGATATTCCCATTCTATTATTATATTTGATTTTTTTCTATTTTTTGAAATTCTTGTTATTGTACATTCCTTACATTCGTATGAATACGCAGATTGAAATGCTCCTCTGTCTTTACGAGTTAAATAAAAATCATCTAATAAATTTTTTACCTTTCCACAAACTCTACATTTTCTATCAAAAAATAATAAATGTTCTAAATTTATTTGTTTATCTAAATCCATTAAACATAATCCCACATATAAGAACGATCTCCATATTCGTCAACATACCACCTATCACCAGATTGATCCACAAATGAATTCATTTCATTAATACCATCAGAAACAAATCCAAATGGAGACATATCTTGTTCTATTTGATTTTTCTGTTCTTCATAGATTCTTTTACGAACATCATTATCAGTCATTTCTTTAAAATAATCTTGTGCTACCAACCAAGAAAAAATTACAAGACACATGGCTAAGTCATCATTACATCCCTCTTCAGCTTGAAATGAATTATGATGTTGAGTAAATGTTGTTAATTCGGAAATAATATCATAATCCGAAACAAGTAACTTATCATCTTCTAGTAATGTTTTTAAATTTGAACAACCTAGTTTTTTTACAGAAGCGGTCATTCTTACACCAAGCTGAGATTTTTTTCCACTGAATCCAGATCCAACAATTTGTCCAGCTCGACCTCTCATTGCACACATAAGAATATTATCGTATTCTAAATCAAAATGTAAAATATTTGCTACTTGATCTCCTATATCATTAACCTCTATCAATATCCAAGAATTATTATATCCTTTCGCAACTTGATTTATAATACTTGGGAAAAGCATTGGTTTGATTTCATTATTTCTATATTTTGCAACTATCTTATATGGAAATTCTGTAATATCAAAAACAACAAATGCTGAATAATCATTACCAACACCACGGGAAACATCCACTGAGATTAAATAATTATGATCATTTATTGGTTCTTGGTATACATCCAATCCAGCATTTCTTTTTAAAGGGTATTGATAAACTAAATTTTTAAGTTTTGATGGATTAATTAACGTATTAACAGATCCTAAAAATTCACATTCAAACTCAACTTTGAACTGTTGTTCTGAAGTATTAGCAATAGTCTGCTCTTTCCATGCCTGATCTCTTCCCGGAACTTCCGACCAATGCACATCTGTTGGAACATATTCGTTCTTGCCCTTTTCGGCATCATACCACATGCGATAAAAATGATTCATACCACGAGGGGTAGAAACAATAATTACCTTTGTACTTTGACCAGAAGAAATAGTAGGATAAACCGAAGCAAAGAAATCATCAGCAATGTGATTCGGGATAAACGCGAATTCGTCTAAAAAGATTACATTGTATGATCCACCACGAACAGCAGATGAAGAAGTTGAGTTTGATGAAATCTTTGATCCATTTTCTAATTCTAGAGAACCCTTGTTCCAAGATATAATACCCTGCTGCATCCACTTTGGTAGATTTTCATAAGCGAGTTGTAATCTACCTAGAAGATCTCTTGCAGTGGATGCTTTGTTTGCTAGGATTGCGATGTTCACATTATCATTAAAGACGGCATAGTGGAGCAAATAGGACACGCAGGTGGTGGATTTACCAGTCTGGCGAGGCATCTTGCAAATATTAAATCTATTTTCATGGAAATTTCTTACAAGTTTCTCTTGAAATGGATACATCTCAAAAGGAACAAGACCATGATCCAAAGAAACAATCTTAATATAATTCTTTGCAAAATATACTGGATCTTCCTTGCATTTTAAAAATTCAATAATTTGTTCCTGAGTAAACTCAATCTGTGTATTTGCTTTTTTTAGATTAGGATTGCCAAGATAAACTTCAGTCATAAAAAGTCACTTATCTAGTTTCTCGCCACTGGATAGTATTCCAAATATCTGTGGTTGTATTAGTATCTAGGTTCTGAACAATAACCGCAAAAATATTACTATCGTTAGAATCTATATTTTGTGCTATGTAAGATCTTCTAGCAGTCGTTGGATTAAATGCAACACTAGAAGATGCTTGTTTACCTGATGGATTATTAGCAGCAATCAAAGTTGCCTGTCTCAAATCTCCACCAGTTGTTGTAAAACTTGTTCCAATACCAACGTTATATTCAACTGCCGAATCGGAATCAGCATCCACCCAACTTCCACCAGTAATATTACTATTTCCAGGTAATCTCCAAAGTTCAATTCTGCAATTTGTAGAATCACTTAAAACTTCAACATCAGTTAATCTGACTGTTGTTCTGTTTGGGATTCCCTTGAATGTATTCTTACAACGAATTGCCATAACACATTGTCTAGCCGTTGCTCCATTGGAAGCAGAGAAAGGCATTGGACCATCAAAAGCACCAAACTCAACACCAGTCTCAACATATCCACCCTCACTCATTACAGTGGAACAGATTTGTTCCATTGATGTAATGCCTACAGCAGTCCCAGTATTAGCGACCTCACAACGAATGGGAAGAGATGGGAGTGACCAATACGCATGTTCTTCAATGTTGGAATGATTAAACTCATGGAAATAAATCATCTGTCCACCGATGACAAATCCACAACGAACTCTACCAACACCTAACCACTGAAAGTCTGCTGCGAATAGATGAGTTTTTGTGAAATCTACA